TACAACATCAAATAGATAGTTTAAATACAGTTATACAAAACAATGCAATAGAACGTAATAAAATTGGTTTAGAGATTGATTCCTTAAATAAATCAATCGCACAAATAGAAACAAACATTGTAAAGAAACAAAAAGAAATACAATCATTACGGAAAGAACATGAAGAAACAGTTAATCGTGTTAATGGCTTTACTAACAATGACATTAACGACTATTTCACAGATAGGTATAACAAATAAAGATAGTCTAATTTGTTTACCGACTCCTACATTTAAAAAGATTATTTTAGATCTAGAATCAGGCGATTTTGCTAAAAAAGAATTAAAAATTTCATATGAAATTAATACAGATCTTAACAAACAAATAAGTTATAAAGACGGTATTATTTTACGATATCAGCAACGAGAAGCTACATATAAAAGTGATAGCATTGCATATGGAAAAACATTACAAGCTAAAGATAGTCAAATTGAATTAGCCGTTAAAGAAGCAAGAAAATATCGTAGACAACGTAATGGTGTTATTGTAGGCGGATCTGCACTTATAATTGCAATTCCCACATTAATTCTTGTTTTTACGTTATAAATTCTTTATATTAAACAGTTATGTCAAAATCATTAAAAGAAATTATAGCAGAAGAGTATAAAAAATGTGCAGCTGACCCTGTACATTTTATGCGTAAATACTGTATTATTCAACACCCTACAAAAGGAAAGATGTATTTTAATTTGTATCCTTTCCAAGAAGATACTTTACATAGTCTACATGATAACCGATATAATATTATTCTTAAGTCTAGACAGTTAGGTATATCTACTTTAACTGCAGGATATGCTCTTTGGGCAATGTTATTTAAAAATGACTTTAACGTATTAGTAATTGCTACAACTCAAGACGTTGCTAAAAACTTAGTAACAAAAGTAAGAGTGATGCATGATAATTTGCCGGGTTGGTTGAAAGGTAAATCAATTGAAGATAATAAATTATCACTAAGATTTAAAAACGGATCGCAAATCAAAGCCGTTTCTAGTGCAGGGACATCGGGTCGTTCAGAAGCATTGTCATTGTTAGTAATAGATGAAGCTGCCTTTATTAAAGGTATTGATGAAATATGGACATCAGCTCAACAAACATTGGCGACAGGTGGAGGTGCTATTATATTATCAACACCTAACGGTACCGGTAACTTGTTTCATAAATTATGGGTAGATGCTGAAGCGGGAGGACAATTCAATCCAATTAAACTACACTGGACAGTACATCCAGATCGTAATGAAACATGGAGAGAAGAACAAACAAGATTGTTAGGAGATAAAGAAGCGGCGCAAGAATGTGATTGTGACTTTATATCATCTGGACACACTGTCGTAGATGGCCCGGTTATACAATGGTATGAGCAAACATATGTAAAAGATCCTATCGAAAAACGAGGATTTGATAGTAACTATTGGGTATGGGACTATCCAGATTATAATAAAAGTTATGTAGTAGTAGCTGACGTTGCTCGAGGCGACGGCGCCGATTATTCCGCATTCCATGTGTTAGAAATTGAAACCATGACACAAGTAGCAGAGTATCGTGGAAAGATAGGAACTACGGAATACGGCAATATGCTAGTATCTGTCGCTACTGATTATAACAATGCATTGCTAGTTATTGAAAATGCAAATATAGGATGGGCTGTTATACAAATAGCAATTGATCGTAACTATGAAAATTTATACTATTCATATCGACAAGATGCATATGTAGACGAAGATGTACATTTGTCTAAAGGATATGATTTAAAATCCAAATCAGACAAAGTTCCAGGATTTTCTACTACATCAAAAACAAGACCGTTAATGATTTCTAAACTAGAAACTTATTTTAGAGAAAAAGGTCCTATCGTAAAAAGTAGAAGATTAACAGATGAATTGTATGTATTTATCTGGAACGGTAGCAGAGCGGAAGCACAGCGCGGTTATAATGACGACTTGGTAATGTCATTTGCAATTGCATTATGGGTACGAGATACGGCATTACGTTTACGTCAACAAGGAATAGATCTTTCTAGAAAATCGTTAGGTCATTTTGGTAAAGTTAATCCTAGCATCTATTCTTCTAAAAATTCTTCAAATGGATCATGGGACTGGAACGGAGATAGTAACGGTCTTAAATGGTTACTATGATATTTATATAAAAACATAAAGTATGGCAGACACTTCATTATCGAATCGACTACGACGTTTATTTTCAACAAATGTAGTTGTTAGGCGAATAGCCAAAAACAGATTAAAAGTAATTGATACTAACAGACTTCAATCATCTGGAGCATTATCAAGTAATAGGTATATAGACCGATTTGCCGGATTGCAACGTGGACAGTCATATGGTACATATAATCAATCGTATACATTTCATACTTCAAAGTTAGAATTGTTTTCTGACTACGAAACAATGGATATGGATCCAATTCTATCATCAGCATTAGATATCTATGCAGATGAATCAACAGTAAAAGATGCCGACGGAGATACTTTAACTATTCGCACGCCTAACAATGAAGTATATAAAGTATTACGTAATTTATTTTACGATATTCTTAACATAGATTATAATTTATGGCCATGGATTCGTAACGCATGTAAGTATGGAGATTTCTTTTTATATTTAGATATTGAAGATGAATTAGGTATTATTAACGTAGTACCACTTTCAGCATACGAAGTACGTCGTGAAGAAGGATATGATCCAGATAATCCATATGCATATAGATTTTTATTTGAGGGTAGTCATACAATGTATGCAGCCGGACGTACTAAAACAGAAAGAGCTCCGTTGGAAAATTATCAAGTAGCACACTTCCGATTAATATCCGATACAAACTTCCTTCCATACGGCAAATCAATGATTGAGCCAGCACGTAAGATTTTCAAACAATTGACATTGATGGAAGATGCAATGTTAATTCATCGTATCATGCGTGCACCCGAGAGACGTATTTTTAAAATAGATGTAGGTAATTTACCACCGGCAGAAGTAGATGCACATATCGATAGTATTGTCCAAAAGATGAAAAAGATTCCGTATATAGATGAAACTACGGGTCAATATAATCTTAAATTTAATATGCAAAACATGTTAGAAGATTATTTCTTACCAGTACGCGGAGGAGAGTCTGGAACATCTATTGATACATTAAATGGTTTAAGTAATGATGGCCAAATTGAAGACATTGAATACTTAAGAAATAAAATGCATGCCGCATTAAAAATTCCAAAAGCATTTTTAGGATATGATGAGGGAGTTGAAGGTAAAGCAACGTTAGCGGCAGAAGATGTACGTTTTGCAAGAACAATAGAACGTCTACAAAAGATATTTGTATCAGAGTTAACAAAGATTGCAATTGTACATTTATATGCACAAGGATTTGAAGATGAAGATTTAACTAACTTTAGTTTATCATTAACCAATCCGTCACTAATTTACGAAAAGCAAAAGTTAGAAACTTTGGCTACTAAAGTAGATTTGGCAGGTAATCTTAAAGAAAGCGGAATGTTTTCTGAAAAATGGATTTACGAAAATATTTACGGAATGACTCAACAAGAATGGGCAACAGAACAAGAGCAGGTTATTGAAGATCTTAAACAAGACTTCCGCAAGGAACAAATTAAATCAGAAGGTAATGATCCGGTTAAGACTAACATGAGTTTTGGTACGCCGCATGACATTGCAAGTATGCATGTAGCCAATAAAATAGGCGACCTTCCAATTGAACAAGAACATGTAGCCGGCCCAGGTAGACCTAAAGATGCTAGTACATGGGGCAAACATTCTAGTCCGCATGGTAGAGATCCATTAGGAGCCAAAGAATTAACTAAAACTTTTAGTGCCGATAAGTCGCCATTACAACATAACTTTAAAGGCGGATCGCCGTTAAGTACGGAAAATATTTCATCTAAAAATTTAATAGACACATTAAAATCTAAATTTAAATCGCCAAAAGTTCTTAAACAAACATTGATTGAAGATGTACAAGACGATGATGCAGGAACTATGTTAGATGAACGACAGTTATTAGATTAATAGTTTGTAACTAGACACATATTTATTAAAAATATACGTACTAACAGGACGCATTTAATGAAACGAATTAAACATTCAAAAGTAAAAAATACCGGTTTGATATTCGAACTATTGGTAAGACAAGTAGCATCGGATACAATGAATAACCGTGATTCTAAAGCATTACGTATCATTAAAAGAAATTTCAAATTAAATTCTCTTTTAGGACAAGAACTTAAATTATATCGTTCACTTCACGAAGAAAAGTTTAACGATGCCAAAGCGGATTTATTTGTATCTGCAGTTGTGACGGCACGTAAAGCCATTAATGAAACGGGTTTAAAGCGTGAAAAATATAATCTAATTAAAGAAATTCGTGCTACATATGATATTGAAGAATTCTTCAAAGCACGAGTTAGTAATTATAAATTACATGCTGCAGCATATAAATTATTTGAATATGCCGAAGCAGATGATCCAAAAGAATACGTAGTTAACAAGTTCACTATTATTGAGCATGTTGCTAGTCCAGAACGTAAAAATAGTACTAATTCTGCATTAGTAGCTGAAAACAAAGATTTGCAAATTTTAGCTTCAAAAATTCTTATTGATAAGTTCAACGAAAAGTATTCAGTGTTAACGGCTCCTCAAAAAGGTATGTTACGTGAATACATTAACAATGTGAGTAACTCAATTGGACTTAAAAAGTATGTATCTAAAGAAATTAAAACTTTACAAGAACAACTTGGTAAACTTAAAACATCTGTACCTAGTAAAGTAGTACGTATTAAATTAACAGAAGTATCTAATTTATTATCTCAATTAAATAAGAAACATACGATTGAAGATAAAGATATTGTTACTATGTTAAAATACTATGAATTAGTAGACGAATTAAATAAGGTAAAAGGATAATATGCCAGAACAAGGACCATATACATATACAGCTACTGCTGCTAGTCAATTTGAACGTTTAGGACATCCTGGCAAATATATTACTTCATATCAATATACTTCCGGTCAAGTTGATTTTACCGGATCAAATTACGGATACGGAGCTATTATGGTAGTAGCAGCCGGCGGCGCAACTGCAAGCTTATCAAACGGCGGGACATTGAATTTAGGCGATCTTACCGCAAAAAGCGTATATGATTTTTCTATTAGTAAAATATCAGGCGGGACAGCCGCATCTGTTTATTTATTTAAACGTCAGGGAGTAGCATGAGTTTTTTAAAAGACATAGAAAGACATTTTCAGCTTTTAAATGAAGCTAAAGTTGATCGTATATCTGACAAAGAAGCAGAAGAAGATTTTGAAGACTTGGATGACAAGGATATTGATAATGATGGCGACATTGATAAATCAGATAAGTATTTACATAAACGATTAGGTACTGTTGCTAAGATGGAAGAAAATGCCTTAGGTGTCGATGAGCCATACTACGTAGAAATTTCCAATCGTGATGCACGTAAGGCAGTTGAAGCTATACGTGATGATTATGATTTACGCGCCGCATTACAAAGTAAAGACATTGTGACATACGGAAGTAACGTATTTGCTACAGAAGATCAAGATATATTTGATACATTGACTCGAGTTTTAAATGATAATGGTATTGAATTGTATAGTTCATCAGTAAATGAAATGTCAACTACTGCTGGAGTACCTGGATATCAAACTCCATATGCATTTGGTAAAGCTGATGACGATACTTTAAAACAGGGCGGAATGATGCCAGTTAAAAAGACTAATAAAATTTTCAAACCAATATGGAACGAAAATAAATCAGCATATAAAAAAATGATGTCTGAAATGTACGGTGTACAGCCTATCAATGAAGCTGTCAATCCACAAATGGATAAGTTAGTTACAGCTTTTGTTGATAAGATAGCAGAAAGAAATGGATATCCGACATCGGAAGCAATTATTGCAATATTTGACGCACTTAAGCGTAAAGGATTTTTGCATAAGAGTGTTGAATATAAATCACCGTCAGGATACAGCATCGAAGAAGCAGTATCATATAGAGACTATAAAAAAGATCCTACTTCAACACCGGCACAAAAAGTTAATGCCGGTATAATGGAAGTTAATCGCATGTTAAGCGAAATGGAAAAAATTGTACATAACAATCTACGTTTAAAAACAGAAATGGGTGTACAATCAAATCATTTTTGGAAATCAACAAGTTTACGATTTTCAAAAATTAATGAACGTATTGTTAGAATCTCAAATAAATTAAAGGAATTATCGCAATGAGCCATTTTATCGATTGGCGTGACTATGTAAGACAGCCACGTATTAAAAGTTTAATTGAAAGCAAGGGTATGGAAGCTGCTCGCCAAGAATACATTCGCGAATCAAACAAAGCAATGTGGGATGATCCACTTATTATCAATGAGAGTTTATATAGCTCAGCCGACCCGACAACTGCAGCTGCAAGCGCTGGCGGATCTAGTCCATCGATTGTAGGCCATGTAGCAGAAGTTAATAAATTTGAATGGGTTAGTACATTGACAAACACTGTAACTGGATCTGGCGCTGGACTACATGAATATTATTTTGATGTTTCTACCTATGATGGAACTATCGACTATTCATATAATCACGTAAATTCAACAAGAAAATTTAGATTCTTAGTTGTATCAGGATCAACAGGATATTCGTATACAAATACTACAGGATTGTCTGGTTTAGTGACAGCTTCATATACAAATGCTGAAAACGGAGGTAATATTACCGGAAGTTTAATTAGTAGATTTTATGCAGCTATCAATAATCAAGCAGCTACTGCAGTTGTTGCCGGATTTACAAATACAATTGCTCCTAGTACATTATTTACTCCGACAATTGCAGCTGGGTCTGGATCATTAACTATAACACATGTTAATGAAGGCGGAGCTCCTGGTATTAGTACAACTTTTGCATCTACGACAGCATCTGTAAGTACTACTACTAATGGATTGGATAGATATTGGGGAACAACATCTACAATGCCTGGCCCAACATTTGATGGTACTATATCACCTTATACAACCTTAGCACGTAGAGGATAATAAAATGTCTAAACAATTAATTGTCGATTATAGCCTATTTGAAGTATCACCTCAACAAATTAACGAATCGTTAGCTAATAATAACGGTAAATTAATTGTTACAGGCGTTCTTCAAAGAGCGGATGCACGTAACCAAAACGGCCGTGTATATCCAATGGAAACGTTAATGCGTGAAGCAAAAAAGTATCAATCGACGTATATAGCAGAACGTAGGGCATTAGGAGAATTAGACCATCCAGATAGCTCAGTGGTCAATTTAAATAACGTATCTCATAATGTTTTGTCGATGGGCTGGAACGGAAATGATTTGGTAGGCACTGTCGAAGTACTGCCAACACCGTCTGGTAATATATTAAAAGCATTGTTTCAATCAGGAATTAAATTAGGTATTAGTTCACGTGGATTAGGTTCTGTAAAAGAAGTTATGCGTGAAGGTAGCACCTCAATGGAAGTTCAACCCGATTTTGAATTGATTGCTTTTGACTTTGTTAGTAATCCATCGACGCATGGAGCATTTCTTTCACCTGTTAATGAAGGCATTAATAAAAATACATCTAACAAATACGGAAATATCGAACGTATTATTTCCGATATAATTATGGAGTTCTAATATGGCAGCACCAAATAGAGGTTTAATAGATTTGGCCCATTCATCCGCATATGGTCCAAGTAATCCAGGTCAATTAGGAACCGGAACTATTTTAGGAACTAACATTTCTCCTATAGCAAATGCACAATTAGGTAATCCAAAGAACGGTAAAAAGTTTTTTAATAGCTTATTTGATTCGTCACATGCTAGTTTATACGGGCCGTTCAACGTACCGGGTAAAAGAGGTACAGGTATTATGCCAGACGTATTTGGAAACATTCCTAGAGAAATTAATATTTAAGGATAATATGTCAGATTTAAAATCAAGATATGCCAAATTATTTGCCGGTAAACTTAAATCAAACGATAAAAAATTAATATCAGAAGGATTTGAAGATTTACAAGGAGTAGCTGATCGATTATCAGAATTATATGATCAGGTATATGCATTTGAAGAGGCGTTAATAAACATGTTAGATGATCTAGAAGTGTCAGATCTAGAAAATACTATGTATAAACAATTAGGCACACAAGCTAGTAGATATACTAAAGCAGTGATAACTAATATGGACGGCTTATCTAACATAATCGACAAATTAGAAAAAATAGGATCTATGCAAAATGAAGAAATTTGAACAACAATTGCTAAAAAACATTCTTAATGAGAATGTAGGCATGGATGATGAAAAGAAAGTTACCAGCGAAGAAAAACGTAATTTTCTACGTGCCGTATCAGAATACCATAAATTAGGAGAAATGATTTATCGTGCACAAGGATTGAAAGAAGTAGCAGAGACATTACAAAACATTGTCACTACTGCAGAGAACTTGACAATTCAAGAGTCGGAACATTGGTTTGATAATGTTACGGTGTCACGTCATATGAAGCAAATGAATGAAGCTTATAAAGTATTTGAAAAGACTGCACAAGAAATGTCTGGAATGCAACAACGTTTAGAAGCTGCATATGAAGACATGGGTATGGTATTGAACAAGTATTATAAAGTAAATGAAGCTTTAAAGTAAAGATATAACATGAAAAAAACAATAAAACTGTCTCAGTTTAGACAACTAATCTACGAAGAAGTTCGTAAAGTAGTAGCAGATGCTGTTGATCCATTGGAAAACGCATGGGGTAAAATTTATCGTATGGGTGAACGTGATGGCGCCGAAGATCAGGTATTAGATGCGTTAGATACGTATTTAGAATCTTTAGGTTTATTTGAATTAGAAAACAAATGGCTTGAACGTGACGAAACTGGTTATCAAATTTCAAAACCAGATGCGGCTAAGCTACTTAAAGCATTTAACGATTTTTATACACAGAATAAAGGCGCTAAAACAAAATGGATGAGTGTTCGGCCAGCAATGCTACGTTTAATGACTCGTACGGGTTTCCACGGCTCTAGTATCGGATTTAAACCAAAACCATTTATAAAATATATGCAAACTAAACTATCAGATGAATCACTTAAAGTGTTTAATAACTATTGGAATAAAGATCTAGACTATAAATTATATGATAGTAAGGAAGCAATTGCTACGCTTATAGGAGAATTAGATGCTATATCAGCTAAACTTAAGAAGTAATATTTGACTTTTTGAAAATTAGTACTTATATTGCAACAAATTAAACAGTTATATATGAATAAAAAACAAAAACATTTCGAAAGCATTATTCCTGGTTCAATGACAGGAGTACGAGTTACAAAGTTACCTTATGATGATGGTAAACGAGATCTTTCATTTGCATTACGTAAATGGAAGAAAATGATTAAAGATTCTAAAATTTTAATTGAATTGAAGGATCGAACCGAATACATTAAGCCATCCTTTAAGAAGAAGGAACAACGTAAACGTAGTGCTTATTTACAACGAAAGCAGTCAGAAAACATGTAGTTGTAAAAAAAAATTAAAAAAAAAGATGTCATTAACGGCATCTTTTTTACTATCGTGTATATATATAATTGTCTTGATACTATATCTCAATATATAGTCACTCTAAATTATTTTTATATCTTTATTAAGATTCCAATAATCTTATTTCCAAATTAAATACGAGGAAAAGCAATGAACAAATTGTTAAAAGAGGCAATTGCTGATGCCAAAGCTGTACGCGAAACTGCACTAGCAAATGCCAAAATTGCATTAGAAGAAGCTTTCACCCCAAGACTCCAAAGCATGTTATCTGCTCGCTTATCTGAAGCTGATGATGAAATGTACCAAGAAGAAGAAGAAATTGAAGCACCAGCTCCAGAAGTAACTGAAGAAGGTGAAGAAAATGACACTGATGGTACACCGGATCCAGGCCCAGCTATTGAAGAAGAAGAAATGGAAGAGGAAGGATTGGATTTAGAAGCAATCATTCGTGAACTTGAAGGTGACGAAGAAGTAACCGAAGAAGACTTAGATTCTTCTGACATCGGAACTGGTGATAACAAAGTAGATGCATATTCATCTAAAACAGAAGATCCAGGAGAAGGTGAAATTTCAATCGACGAAATTATCAATGCTTTACGTGAAGCAGAAGGTGAAGACGAAGAAATGAAAGAAGAAGAAGAAAAGGAAATGAAAGAAGAAGAAGAAAAAGAAACTAACGAAGAAGCTGAAAAAGAATTAGAAGAAGCTATTCGTGTTATCAAATTCTTGAAAAACAAAATTAACGAAGTAAATCTTCTTAATGCAAAACTATTATTTTCTAACAAGTTGTTTAGAAACTATGAATTAAATGAATCACAAAAAATGAAAGTTATTGAAAACTTTGACCGTGCAAATAATTTGCGTGAAGTTAAGTTAGTATTTAGCACATTGTGTGAATCTTTAACTGTTTCTAAAACAGCGAAAAAACAAAACATTAAAGAAGGCTATGCTTCTAAACCAACACGTAGTACTGCTCCAAAGAAAGAAATTCTTTCTGAAGGTAATACTTTAGCTGAACGTTGGAAGAAATTGGCTAATTTAAAGTAATTAACAAACAAGAGGAAAAAAAATGAATTTAAATTCTTTGTTACCTCATGATACTCAAGCAAATCAAAATGCAGTATCGATCCAACTTGAAAAGAAGTGGGCACGTACTGGTCTTTTGGAAGGCTTAAGTAATGAGGTTGAGCGCAAGGGCATGGCTGTTCTTTTAGAGAACCAAGCTAAGCAACTTGTAACTGAAGCTAACTCTACCGGTACTGATTCAAATGCTGAACAGTGGGCTGGTGTAGCTTTACCATTAGTACGTCGTATCTTTGCTGAAATTGCAGCAAAAGATTTCGTTAGTGTACAACCAATGAACCTACCATCAGGTCTTGTATTCTATTTGGATTTCAAATATGGTACTGCTCAAGGCACTCAACGCGGTGTTACTGGTACTGGTAATGACTTTTTAACTGGTCAAGGACGTACTTCTCAAGCTGACTCTGTATTCGGTATTACCGATTCAGATCGTGGTGGATCTGCTCCTAGCGAAGGTCTTTACGGTGCTGGACGTTTTGGTTATTCTGTTAACAACGTTACTGCATCTTTAGGCGCTTTAACTGACGCTGTAACAAATGCACGTACTGGATCTGTAGCAGTTGGAAATAGCGCATTTACTAGCAATGGTACATTATCTCAAGCACAATTTGATTGGTTTACTAACTTCAATGCAGAATTTTCTGCTTCTGTAGTTGCTAACGGTCTTGCTGGATTCACTATCTTATCTATCCCGACTGGTTCGTTAGGTGTTAGTAATCCTGACTTAAAAGGTATTCGTGGATTTAATGTACAGGCAGGTGCTGGTGCACTTACTGGATTGTATCCTGAATTTACACGTATTTCTGCAGATAAAGGTCACATCGAGTTCTTGATCGATCCGGGAGCTGCATTTAATTCGCCTGTATTAGTTTATCATAAGCAACCACTTGATAACAGCCGTGGTGATTTTGAAGATCCGACAGCTGTTGGTAACAATACAAACTCAAGCACAAACTTAGCTATTCCAGAAATTAACTTAGAACTTCGTTCTGAAGCAATCGTTGCCAAGACTCGTAAGTTAAAAGCTATTTGGTCTCCTGAGTTTGCTCAAGACTTAAATGCTTACCACTCAATTGACGCTGAAGCGGAATTGACTAGCATGTTGTCTGAGTATATTTCACAAGAAATTGATCTTGAGATCTTAGACATGTTGATCCAAAACGCTCAAACAACTGAGTATTGGTCAGCACAGATTGGTTATGTTTATGATGCTGCAACAAATGCATTTGTAAATGCTGCTACTGCAGGTCAGGCATATAACCAAGGTACTTGGTTCCAAACTTTAGGAACTAAAATCCAAAAAGTATCTAACAAAATTCATCAGTTAACTATGCGCGGTGGAGCGAACTTCTTAGTATGTTCTCCAACTGTAGCAACTATTCTTGAGTCTATCCCAGGATATGCTGCTGATACTGACGGTAACAAAATGAACTTTGCAATGGGTGTACAAAAAGTAGGTGCTATTAACAACCGTTATCAAGTATATAAGAATCCTTATATGACTGAAAACACTATCCTATTAGGATACCGTGGAAGTCAGTTCCTTGAAACTGGTGCTGTTTATGCTCCGTATGTTCCATTGATGATGACTCCACTTGTTTATGACCCAACTAACTTCACTCCAAGAAAAGGTGTGATGACTCGTTACGCGAAGAAAATGGTTCGTCCAGAATTCTACGGTAAGATTTGGGTAGGTGGATTAAACCAACTTTAATTGTTAATTAATAATTAATAATTGTTTAATTTGTAAAGAGGCGGCTTCGGTCGCCTTTTTACTTTTCAAAGGATATTTATACGAAAGGTATAAGTTATGGAACAAGCTACTAAGTTATCAAATTTTGATAAACGCAAACCAAAGAATCCTATCAAGTTTGCTATCGAATTAAATGAAGAACAGAAACAAGCCAAGGCATTGATATATGACAATCCAGTTGTATTATTGAAAGGTCAGGCTGGTTCAGGTAAGACATTGGCAGCTTGTCAATGTGCAATAGACATGTTCTTTAAACGTGAAATAGAAAAAATTGTAATTACAAGACCTACGGTAGCTAAAGAAGAAATTGGATTCTTGCCAGGCGATCTTAAAGAAAAAATGGATCCATGGTTAGCTCCTATCTATTCTAACTTGTATTTGTTATATAACAGAGAGAAGATAGATAAAATGGTTGCTAATGGAGAAATTGAAATTGTACCATTTGCATTTATGCGAGGCAGAACATTTCCTAATACATTTGTAATCGTTGATGAATGCCAGAACATTACACATGGCCAAACAGAAATGATGTTAGGCCGATTAGGTCGAGGCGGTAAAATGGTTTTCTGTGGAGATATTAGTCAAACGGATTTAAAAAATAAAAAAGATTCTGGCATTAGCTTCTTTGCACGGTTGGAAGAAAACGTGAAAGGCGTTAAAATACATGTTCTTAAGACTAACCATCGCCATGAAATTGTAGAACCTATTCTTAAAATTTACAGCGAATATAGAGACTAAGTGTACGGTAATTAACAAAGTATTACGGTACACTTGTAGATAGCAATAAACATAAACGTTGATATTGTATTAATAGTATAAATGTATTCTAGCTTTCACTATATTAACGATATTTATAAGAAAAGGTAATACATGTCAGTTAAAATTCCTATATGGCCTGGTTCGAGTTCATTTTCTGCCGGCGATACTCCGTTTGGTATATATGATTCGGATGCATCATTTATAACTGATGCTGATAAAATTGCTAAATGGTGTGCACAACGTTTAGGATATCCGTTAAGCGAAATAGAATTGCAAGACATACATTTTTATACATGTTTTGAAGAAGCCGTATCAGAGTATGGAGCACAACTAAATGCTTATAATATTCGTGATAACATGTTAAACTTGCAAGGAGCTAGTACTTCGAGTAATTTAACCGGACAAAACATATCTGCTGGATTAGGCGGAGTAGTTGCTTTAGCAGAAGAATATGGCGTAGAAACAGGTACTAGAGGCAATGTTACTTGGTATACTGGTAGTATTGCAATGACACGTAACAAACAAATCTATGATTTAACCGATCCTAACATTGTAAGTTTAGAGTCGGGTACTGCAGGACAAACCGAAATTGAAATTAAACGTATTTATCACGAACCGCCTCCGGCATTAGTTCGTTTCTTTGACCCGTTTATAGGATCAGGCGTAGGAACTCAACAAATGTTAGACGCATTTGGATTTGGAAGTTTTTCGCCAGGCGTATCATTTATGATGATGCCTATTTATGCCGATATATTACGTTTACAGGCAATTGAATTTAACGACTTAGTACGTCGTTCTGCATATTCATTTGAAATACATAACAATCGTATACGTATATTCCCTATACCAGATGGTAATGCATTTAATAAGATATATTTTGAATATATTAAAAAAGCCGATCGTAGCAATCCATTAAAAACAGGTAACGGTCATACTACCGGTACAATATCAGATTTTTCAAATGTGCCTTATAATAACGTTATTTATAACAATGTTAATAGTGTTGGTAGACAATGGATACGTAGATATGCATTGGCATTGGCAAAAGAAATGTTAGGTTGGGTTCGTAGTAAGTATTCTTCAATTCCAATTCCAAATGCTGAAATAACATTGAACGGCGCTGATTTAATTAGTTCTGCGCAAACAGAAAAAGATGCGTTAATACAAGAGTTGAAAGATATACTAGATACAATGTCAAGGCAATCACAATTAGAACGCAAGCAAGCAGAGGCGACTGCGTTGCAAGGACAAATGAATTTCATACCACTTAAAATTTATATAGGATAACATAATGGCACTGTTTGGTAGCGATAGGGATATGAGCTTATTTCGTTCTGTAAATCGAGAACTAATAAATCGTTACATAGATACAGAAGTTGTGTTATATAAATTAGCATTGCCAAACACTGATATAAACATTTACGGCGAGTCTGACCGTAAAACATATTATCAACCCGTGCGTATGAATGCTCTAGTAACACGTGATGCAACCGCTGCTTTAGATGATGGATACGGTATTGATAAAAATCGTAGTGCTACATTTGCATTTTTAAAGCCTGATTTAATCGAAAAAAATCTTATGATTGAAATAGGTGATATCATTTATTGGGACATGGAATACTATGAAGTCGATAATGAGTCACAGAGTCAAGAACATATTGCTGGCCGTAATGAATATACAGATATTGGTGCTGGCGAACGTGGTATATTTGGTATGGATCTATCTGTTATCATTGAAGCACATATCACCAGAATTAATGGATTGAATATAATAGAAACAAGATCTGGCACGTCAGTTGTTAGTTCTAAACCTAGGAATTTGTAATGGCTAAACCAGAATTAAAAAGAACGTATAGTACATTTACAGATAACATCAAGCTTAGTCGAGCAGATGAAATACGCCGTGACAATGATATTATCAAAACTCCTAAATGTACTATCTATGATGTTGACTATGCAATTATATCTTATTTACGTGACATTATTCAGCCACAAGTCATAGAACATGAAAAAATAATTGATGTTCCTATAAAATATGCTAGTGGAGAAAAATGGTCATCTGTTCGTGCCCGCGGGTACATGTTAGATCAGTCTGGTAAGTTAATGACCCCGGTAATTGCTGTGCGTCGTAACAGCATCACAGAACGTGATACATTAAAAAAATTAGATGTCAATTGGAATCCGGTTAGTACAAATGATTATGCACGTAATACACTAACGTTTCAAAGCAAGTATACACGTAAAAATCAATACGATCGATTTTCAGTAACGCAGAATATTAGACCGTCAAAAGAATTGTACATTTCATCCATTCCGGAGTATATTGACGTATCATATGAATTAGCCATATGGACACAATACAATGAACAAATGAATAGTGTCATTGAGCAAATTATGCCAACTGGAGGATTTGCATGGGGAACAACATGGAAGTTTGTAACTCAGATACAAGACTATACATTTGAACAAAGTAACGGCCCTGGCGAAGAACGCATTGTTAGAGCTACATTACCATTAAATGTAAAGGCTACATTGATAATGCCATATGAATTGCATAGATCTAGCATGATCAAACAATTCTCAATTAAGCGTATTACATTTGGTAGTGAAACCGAAAGCTTCAACGTTAACGTAACAGATCCGCCACCGAACGGATATTGATACATATTTATATAAAACTTTATAATTGGATTAAAATATGCCACTTACCCTACGATTAGTAAAAGGATCGGAATTAACATATGCCGAATTAGATGATAACTTCACGTTTATAACGGGTAGTTTTACGCCGTTATCTATAACAAGTTCCATGTCAGTCGCAACTGCAAGTAATATTACTCCTGCAATTGCAAGTAACGGAAATGATAGAATTATTACAAGTGACGGCGATGGTACTGTAACTGCTGAAGCTAATTTTACTTTTAATGGTAGTACTGCTAGAATAACAGGATCATTAATAGTATCAGGTGCTAATGGTGGTATTAATACTAACTTAGGTTTTCCTGCATTATTCCAAAATGATGGTGTTGGTACTGTTATATTTGGTAATGGCAAACTTTGGTTAAATGATAGTGGAGGTACATCTGTTGATTGGGGAACTCGATACTTACTTGATAGTGTTGGAGGTACATCTGTTGATTGGGAAAATAGACTTTTATCAGATACTAGCGGTGTTGATTCTATAAATTGGGAGAACCGTAGATTACATGACTCTACAAGTGTTACAGCTGTAAGTTATAATACACGAACATTGACTGACAATATCGCTAAAACGGCAATGATATGGACAAATGCTACGCGTAGCTTATATGACGTAAATGCAAGTGCTTCTATAGACTGGGCAAATCGTCAATTAAGAGGAGAACAGCCTTCGGGCGTATCGTATGTAAAAATTGATTATAGTACTGCATATTCAACGACCATTCAATCAGTATCTGGATCTGGAGCAACTGCAACAACTGCTAGTATTGTAGTAAGTAACAATCATAATACAAGTGATGATGGCGGAATATTACTAAGTTCATACTTAGGGACACAGGGATCGACGTTAGCAGTAGGTAAGGCAGTAGATATCAATGGAACCGGAGGATTAAGATTACGTGCAGGATCATCATTTCAAATAACAGCTAGTGCTGGGTTTAATCCTACTTTATTTACCTATCTATCATCTAGTTATTTTGCCCCTGTAACATTTAACGATCCAGTATCAGTTAATAATCAAATAACCGTTGTAGGTTCGCCTTCATATGTAGTATTAACAACAGTATCACAAAGTTTAAATTTTGCAAATGATACGGCAGCAGCAGCCGGCGGAATACCATTAGGTGGATTGTATAGAAATGGTAGTTTCATAATGATTAGAATGTCATAATAAAATAGGAATAAAATGCCAACATTATCAGGTTCGTTAAATGTCACAGGCTCAGTAAATATTACCGGCTCATTAACAGTTAACGGCAATCAAATTATTTCAGGTAGTATTAACACTACTGGTACTATTACATCAAACGGCTCGCCGGTAATTACTAATGCGTTTACTGGGTCATATGCAACAACAGGCTCTAATACTTTTAACGGTAATCAAAGCATTGTAGGGGCGATAACATCGAGCGGAGACTTTAGATTTACGACAGTCGGAAATAGTATAATATATCCTATTAACGATTTTAAACCAAACGGAACAGCTTCGTTTTTTCCAAATTCGATTACTGATATACAAGGATCAAATACATCGGCTTCATTATCGTACGGTATAAATTTAATAGCAACTGCCAGTGGTACGCAATATTGTTGTACATTACCAACAACCCCTCAAAAAGGAAAGTCGGTAACTGTGATTAATAAAAGCGGTGTTGATGTGAGAGTTTTTCCTAGCCAAACCGGCGGAGATATAAATGGCACTATTGACGGTAATTTTACAGTACCATCTAATAACGAATCGTATATATTTAATTGCTATGAAAATCCATTACCTGGTGGATGGTCAATTGTAAGTTCTGGCGGAGGTCAAACTACATATACTTCTGGAGAAATTTCAATAGCAATAACATCGTCACTGCCTTTTGTTAATATAGCTGTTAACAATGACATACAACAATCAACACAAGGACCTGCAGGGCCATTTAATGGTTTAGGATCATTAGCTACCGATATAAATGCATATATTGCAACTACCCCGCTTTCTAATTTTATATCCCCAGTATTTTTACCAGATACGCCATGGACTAAAATTAACGGAGTACAAGTTATATCAAATTTATCGGGTTCATATGGCAATGAAGATAATGGCCAGTTTATAATAACACGTGTTATACATAATGTATTTAATACAACACGTAACGTGAATAACGGTTATTATAATCAATTCGCGTTTAATTCAACGTATTACAATTTTGTAAATTCTACATATAATACATGGTTAAATACAAATATAGGAAATTCTAATGTAGTAAATGGCGCGGCACAAATAAGTATTTATCCATGGTATACTCAATATACACCACAGTTTTATACAACGCCGGGTGCGTTTGTACCGTCAGCTACAAGTCCAATAGTTTCGGATACCGTCGGAGGCCCAGGTACCTGGAGAAGTAAAAAATTATATCCTACTGATGTAGCCTGGGGTAAAAAAATAGGTAAGAATCTTATCGGAACTTATTATGACCCGCAACAGCTCAGTAATATAGAATTTTATGACTGCCGAAGTGTCGGATTTTTAGCAATGATCAATCCATATGCATATTCCGGCACTCCATTTGTTTTAAAATTAAGATTTATCATTAACGTAACAATATAAAATTATGGCAACATTTGTATCACTTTATTCTGCATCGTTTTCACAAGCAGGATCATCATCGCCAACGATAACTGTAGCCGGCGGTAAATCTACGGTATCGGCTACATGGTTAAGATTAGCTACTGGATCATATCAATTATCATCATCTGGATTACCAGATTTTTCTGATATATCCGGAAGTTTTCAATCTGGTACCGGATCTGGATTATATCTTTCATTTTATACATCAGGATCGACATTTTTTACCGGTAGTATAGAATTTTTTAGATCAGGTTCTAATACCGGATCATTATTCTTAAGAACATATGGAGATATATCATCAGGTCAGACTATAGATAAATTTCCAGGTGCTATTATATTAGATGCCGGACTTAGATACTTTTAATATATTTATAATAAAATAAAAGGAATAGTTATGTCAGAATCAAAAAAATTTACGCCCGAAGAACTTCAATCATTAACAGAACTTCGTAAACGTTACGAAGCCAAAGTGTTAGAGTTTGGTCAGTTAGAATTAGAAATCATGCTAACAGATCAACATGTTGAGGATTTAAAAAAAGCAAAAACTCAAATACAACAAGATTATCGCGATCTACAAGAAGAAGAACGCAAATTACTTGAAACATTTAACTTAAAGTACGGCACAGGTACAGTAGATGTAGCCACCGGCGAATTTACTCCTAATGCAGCACAATAACATAGTGTTTGGCAGTTTGCTTCGATATTTATATGAAACATGTTAATAACAATTTAGGAGCAAACTAATGGCTGAAAAAATTATATCTCCCGGAGTATTTACGAATGAAGTAGATCAATCGTTTTTACCTGCGGGAGTTGCTGCAATTGGAGCTGCAATTATAGGACCTACTGCAAAAGGCCCTGCTGGTATTCCTACTCAAGTAACTAGTTACTCAGAGTTTGTACAAATATTTGGCGGAGCATTTACAAGCGGTTCTGCAGCGGTTGAAGCTGATTACAAATATTTAACTAACTATGCGGCACAAGAGTATTTAAAGTATGCAGATACATTAACTGTAGTACGTATTTTAGCTGGAGCATATAGCCCGGCAACATCATATGTGACTCAATCAATTGGTTCTGGATATTCATTTAAATTAACTACATTGGCGGACGGGGCTATTCTTAATAGTGGACAGTCTAGTGCTGTTAACTTAGGAAAAGGTTTAACCACAGACCAAGGGCTTAATGGTATTCTTGTAAGTGGAAGTGCTAACAATTTACGTTGGGAAGTATCCAATGTAAACAATGCTAAAGGTACATTTACATTATTACTTCGCCGCGGTGATGATACTAATCGTAGAAAGACAATTGTTGAACAATTCAATAATTTAACATTGGATCTTAATTCACCAAACTTTATTGCTCGTGCAATTGGAGACCAAATATATACATTACGTGATGGCGGAACATCAGATCCATTTCTTCAATTGTCTGGTTCATTCCCTAACAAGTCAAGTTATGTACGTGTTAGCGAAGTTAAATCAACTTTAAATTATTTAGATAGTAACGGCCGTGTACGTGTAGGAGCTGCATCTGCATCACTACCTGCTGCGGTATCTGGAACATTTGCACAAGGAAGTGACGGTAATATACAACATCCGCAATCGTTTTTTGAAACTATTAGCAATACTAATACGCAAGGATATAATTTAGCCAATGCTAGTGACGGATTAGATGCTTATGTTGATGCAATTCGTTTATTGAAAAACCAAGACGAATATGATATCAATTTGTTAGTATTACCAGGCCTGATTGATAACTATACAAATCATGCTGCTGTTATCACTGAAGCTGTTAGCATGGTAGAAGATCGTGGAGATTGTTTCTTAGTATACGATCCAGTAGAGTATGGAGCTTCAATTTCAACTGCGACTACAATAGCCGACGGCCGTGATAGTAACTATGCTGCAATTTATTGGCCATGGATTAAAATTCCAGACAATGACTTAGGAAAGAATGTATGGGTTCCAGCTTCTGCATTGATTCCAGGTGTATATGCATTTAATGACCGAGTAGCTGCTCCATGGTTTGCCCCTGCAGGTTTAAATCGTGGTGGAATTGATATTGCAATTCAAACCGAACGTAAATTAACATTGGCAAACAGAGATACTTTATATGATGCATCTGTAAATCCAATTGCAACTTTCCCTAATACCGGAGTTGTTGTATTTGGACAAAAGACATTGCAAAAGAAAGCATCTGCATTAGATCGTGTAAATGTACGTCGTCTGTTAATTGCTGCTAAGAAGTTTATTGCTTCAAGTACCAAGTATTTAGTATTTGAAAACAATACGGCAGCAACAAGAAACAGATTCTTAAGTATTGTTAATCCATACTTTGATAATATCCAACAACGTCAAGGTTTATATGCCTTTAAAGTTGTAATGGATGAAACAAATAATACTCCTGATGTAATTGATAGAAATGAAATGAGAGGAGCAATTTATCTTCAACCTGCTAAAACGGCCGAATTTATTATTGTTGATTTCAATATTCTACCAACAGGTGCTAGTTTCCCAGAATAAGATTTTAGCAAAGTAGATATTTATAAGAAATAATAGGATAAGAAAATGGCAGAATTATTAGATCCAAGCGAAATATTTTATACCGCGTATGAGCCTAAAATGGCAAATCGCTTCATTATGTACATTGAAGGAATTCCTGCATACCTTATTAAGGCAGCAAGTCGTCCAAGTATTGACCAAGGTGAGGTGATTCTAGATCATATTAACGTTGAACGCAAGTTAAAAGGCAAGAGCCGTTGGCAAGATGTTACCGTAACATTGTATGACCCAGTTGTTCCATCAGGAGCACAGGCTGTAATGGAATGGGTACGTTTGCACCATGAGTCTGTAACCGGACGTGATGGTTATAGTGACTTTTATAAAAAGAACATTACTTTCAATACTTTAGGACCGGTAGGTGATAAAGTTGAAGAATGGACTTTGATAGGAGCATTTATTTCATCTGCAACGTTTGGTGACATGGATTGGGCAACTGAAGATCCAGTTAACATTGAGCTTACGCTGAAATATGACTACGCCATACTCCAATTTTGATGGCAGTCATATTTGGAAGTTAGAATTAAAATCCTTATATTTATTAGAAATAATAAGTATAAGGATTTTTTTATGACCGAATTTACATGTACGGATTGTAATCGCAAATTCAATAGTTACAAGAGTTTGCAGAACCATAATTCCAGAACACATAAAATAAAAGGAATACAGACCTTTATTAATGTCTACCACGGCGGAATACATCCAAAATGTAAATGCGGATGTGACCAAGAACTAAATTATCAGAACGGTAAGTTCGGCGAGTATATACGAGGTCATGTAGCCAGAGTTAACGGAGGTTTTTATACAGAAGAAGGTATTAGCAAATCAAGTGAAACTCGTAGGCAACAATACAAAGACGGTACTCGTAAACAATGGAATGCCGGTAAAAAATATACCGAAACTCAATATGAAAATTATATACAGGCCTGGAAAAATCCTATACGTAATAGTAAAATATCGATTGGGCGTAAAGAGTATGTATGTAAACAACTCGGATACAAATCCTGGCAGCATTGGTATGATACCTTACCAGACCGCAAACGTTATTATTACGATGTATGGAGATTGACAGAGGACAATGCGCATTTAATTCCAGGATATGATCCGGAACTACGAGGAATTGCCGGTACTGATGGAGCCTATCAAATAGATCATGTCATTCCAATATCTAAAGGATATGCAGATAGTATAGATCCGGATATCATTGCTTCACCGGACAATTTAAGATTTATACCATGGCAAGAGAATTTACAGAAAGGAAATCGATAACCCATATATTTATATAAAATTAAAGTTATAAGGAAACAATATGCCAACAGTTAACGACGAGTACAAAGGCGGGCCATTATCAGATGCACAATTAAAGGCAATGGCAACAGCAAATTATCAAACCCAAGCCCCTAGTACGGCTACAAGTACGTATACAGGTCCTACAGAAATCATTGAATTGCCAAGTAAAGGTATTCCCTATCCAGAAGGCCATCCATTAAAGTCGGGTAAGCTTGAAATAAAGTATATGACTGCTAAAGAAGAAGATATACTTACCAATCAAAGTTATATCAAGCAAGGTGTAGTGTTAGATAAATTATTTCAAGCACTTATTGTAACTCCATTTGATTACGGCGATTTGCTAATCGGCGATAAAAATGCCGTAATGGTTGCTGCACGAGTATTAGGCTATGGCGCTAAATATGAAACTGATGTTGTGACGCCGTCGGGTAATAAACAACGTGTTGAAATAGATTTAACTCAACTAAAAGACAAAGAAATTGATTGGACACTGTTAGCTTCAGGCAAAAACGAATTTGAGTTTAAACTACCTGCAAGTCAACATGATATTACAGTTAAATTATTAACTCAAGCTGATAATAGAAAGATCGATGCGGAGATTGCAGGTTTAGCTAAAGTTAAAAAAGAAGCTCCATTAACGACTCGTTTAAAATATACTATTACATCTGTAGATGATAATCGTGATAGTGCTTTTATTCGTAAATTTGTTGAT